AAAAATTTTGGGAAATCTGAGAAAGGTATTCCGGGGGTGACCTATAAGTCACCACGAGTTAGCACCCGCCCACCGTCCAATGATGATGAGTCCAGCAACTCCAGCGAAAGCGACAAACCTAAGAAAAGTAAAGGGGAGTTCCGTAAGAAGAGATCCCCATTGGGTTTGCTCGCTGAACAATTGCGGGAAGAAATTTTAAAGAATGGTCCCGCATTGGACTTGCCACCGTCCATGAAAGATGACGAGGTGCAAGTCATAAACGATGCCGCTGATCGTTTAATGTCCAAATTCCTTGGACGCACATTTGTGTACGAAACAGACCAGGTTAAAGCCGGCTGGTTCACTGGAGCCTCAAAAACAGTGCACACATTGACTCTCAATAATGAGTTGTGTGACACTGACGCCTTAGATAGGGGCGATGTCAGGCCTGATTGTCACTTAGGCGTTAAAATGCTCCATAAAAACCCCCTTTTATTTAAGGCCGTTTGGAAAATGGAAACGTATGTCAATATGTTTGGGGAGGAGAGTGTTTTTAACACACAGTGGTACACTACGTTGCATCTTAATAGAACCAAACCCGCACCAAAATACATGTTGGTTAGTGGGGAGTTGTTGAGCCAAATATTAATGGCTGCACATCTTGATGCAACAATGTCGTCCAAGAATGCATGGTTACGTCTCAAATCAGTTGCTAAAAATATAGCCAGTGTCAATGTTGACAGGTTTGAATTGACGGATAATATCCATGCTAACACTCTACATGTTGCTTACTTCTTGCACATGGTCAATGTTGATCGTGATTTGGAGTATTTAAACTTGTGGCGCCACAATTTGACAGGCGAATCCTTATTGGATGCCGATATGGAGAATTATTGCAAGATCCGCTGCCCAAAACAAAATTTGGTACCAGCATTTGGCTTGGAAACAATTCCAGTCAATGCGCTGCGGAAACTAGTCAAGTTGTGGCCGTCAACCCTGCCTGTGGTATCGCCGATTATGTCGGTTATCACGTTGATCAATCCGATTGTCTCACGAGTGTCGTCGGTTTTATTAAGCGTGTTGCTGTTGCGGTACCTGTTGTCCAAAAAGAATCCTTGGATGACTTTGCGCATTTTGTTAATGCGTGGCTGGGGTCTAACTTAATCCCTTTGGAAGCTGGCTATGACTTCTCAGTTGAAAGTTGGATTGTTAAAACCAACTACTCTGAGAAAAGGAAAGCAGCTTTGCTCTTGAACTATGAGGACACGTTCCGTCAGAAATATTCTGACAAGATAAAATGTAAGAGCTTTATCAAAGATGAATTTTATGATTCCGTCAAATATGCACGGACGATAAATTCTAGATCCGACTGGTTTAAAGTACACAGCGGGCCTTTGTTTAAAGCAATCGAATCTGTCCTGTTCAAGAGACCTGAGTTCATTAAATATGTGCCTGTTAAAGACAGGCCTGAGTACATGCTAAATTTTTTTGGCAAGACTTCGGGGAATTTTTCTTGCTCTGATTTTAAATCTTTTGAAGGTTCATTTGTGCCTAAAATGATAAGAGCTTGTGAGGCTCAACTTTATGATTATATGTTGGCTCACAATCCTGTTGAACGTGCGAAAATGAAAACTATTGTTGACGTTCTTTGTGGGAGAAATGTTTTACAGTTTAAGAACTTTAGGGGACAAGTGCGTGGAGTGCGAATGTCGGGGGAAATGTGCACTTCCCTGGGGAATGGTTTCACCAATTTAATGTTGGTCAAATACTTCCTGGACAAGACTGGGAACGAAGGGGTCAGCATATTTGAAGGTGATGATGGTATTCATCTCACGAAATATCCTTTAAAAGACCCAATGTCGTTTTTCGCCAGTTTAGGTTTTAATCTGGATTTCAAAATCCATGATAATATTTATGAGAGCAAATTCTGCGGCCAAACTTTTGATCATTGTAAGAATGTTCAAATTGACTGCAAGAAAGCTCTGATTAATCTATGTTGGATTAAAGGTGGGTATAGGAATGCCACTAAAAATAAATTATTATCTTTGCTTAAGGCAAAAACAATGAGCCTTCTGTTTAGAGCTCCTAATTGCCCTGTTGTCAGCAGTTTTGCGTCCTGGGTTTATCGGAGCATAGAGGGCCGTTATGCTATTAACTCATTTGATTCAAATTGGATGCGTAATGATGTTAAAACCATGTTATCCAATTTTAAATATGAAGACATCAATATTAATTTAGATTCGAGGGTTCTTTATGAAAAAGTCTATGGTGTCTCAATTGAGTTGCAACTTGAGTTGGAAAATTATTTCAACTCGCTTCAAGGTTTGTCTCTGCTGTCGCACCCTGCATTGAATGATCTTTATGGACCAACCAACTTTATGCTTAATGATATGTATGTTAAGTTTGGTGGGGCCAATGACAGCGTGATGGTGCGTCCAATTAATGACCAAAACCAAAAATCAGAAGAAGAGAATCATGAAGCAAAATCGCCAAATGCGAACCATGCCGGCAAATGTTATGCCGGTTGTACGGATCCCTCGCCCTATGTCAAGGCCTTCCGCGAGGCCTCCGTCTTGGTCTGCCCCTGATACGGGGGCAATGGCTGGCACCGCCTTGGGGTCCCTATTGGGGCCAGCTGGCGGTGCCGTGGGAGGGGTTTTGGGCCGTGGTCTTGGGTATCTTTATAAAGGTATTTCAGGCCAGGGCTCCTACACAGTTGCTGAGAACAGCATCGTGCAACCTTCAGCTGAACCCGTTCCTGCGTTCGGCACCACATCAATTAGAATTAAAAATAAAGAGTACTTGGGTGATATTCTCACTTCGTCCATGGCGGGTGGGTTTACACAGACTTCATTTACTCTAAATCCTGGTTTGGCTGGCACCTTCCCTTGGCTATCACAAATAGCCCTTAATTTTCAACAATATAAATTTGAAGGGTTGGTGTTTGAGTACATCTCAAATTCTGGAGATGCAATTACGGGTACCAATACTGCGTTGGGTAAACTCATAATTGCTACGGACTATAATGTTCTTCAACCTCAATTTGCAAATGAACAATCTATGCTAATCACTGAGTTTAGCAATTTTGACAAACCATCTAAGAACATTCTTCATGCTATAGAATGTTCACCTGCACTTCGTTCACAAGTCCTGAATTATATCAGGAATGCCGAAGTTCCGACAGGAGCTGATTTAAAGACCTATGATTTAGGTCGTACTACTGTAGCTACAATAGGAGCTCAGGGAACCAATGTTAATTTGGGAGCTATTTGGGTTTCATATGATGTTTTTCTATGTAAACCTTATCTCAATGACTTTGCTACACGAGACTCTGCACACTTATACAGTACTACAACCACAAATGCAGCACCTTTGACCGGAATGGATTTACAAGGTGGAAGCACGCTTCTACCAACAATTAATGGTAATACAATCACTTTTAATGCCAATGCAGGTCAAACACTATTGGTCAGCGCTTACTGGACGGGTAATTCCACAGCGTTGACCTTCAATGCCCTTAGTACATTCGGGCTTGTTGGTGTCAATTTATTTGGCACAGACAATACTTATCAAATAAGCAGCAATGGGACCACAAGCACAGTTATGTATTTTGCTGCTGCTTATTCAGTAACAAGTGATCTTAATGGGTTAATTTTTCCCAATTCAAGCACATATCCAGCAGTGCCAACGAGTGCACATTTATTCATAACACAACTGGATACTGCTATTGTTACTTGATTATTTTACCCATAAAAGACTAATGGCAAAGTCTA